CATCATGTCGTTTGCGGGATCGGCCGCAGTAAGGGCCGTCAGGGCTGTTATTTTTGAGTCTGCCATGGGTCAGTTTGATTGAATTTGAAGTTTTCCGTCGTCCTCCCGAAAAAGGAAGCCAGCGTCCTCTCTCAGCAAGGAATCAAAGGTGCCGAACGTGATGACGAGTTTTCCGCTGCCGTCTTCTTGCAGCACAAAGAACTCGTCCTCTTGCAGAACATCTCGACGCAGCACCGGCGCGTCAGTGCCACCGGCTTGGCCGGGAAACAACCGATTGAGTGCTGTGCCGAGTGAAATCATTTAGGCTCGAGCGTTAAACGCCACCACAGAGCCGCTGGAGATCTGGAAACCGGTGATGTTGCCCACCAGCGGGGTTCCAGCGGGAATCGTCTTGGAGGCCCAAGTTCCGGCAATGCGGTGTCCGGTGATCGACGTGAACACCGTCGGCTCAATCGGGATCAAGCCAGACCAAGCGCCGGTCTGCGCTGCGGTAGTGGTGAACAGCTCGAAGCCTTCTCGGCCCATGCTGTATTCTGTGGAGATGTCTGCTTGAACGGCCATAAAATTGTGTTTGGTTAAAGGGAGGGTCACCAGCGTGTCCAGTGACCCTCCCAGTTTTGGTTTGTTAACCCTTACGAATCTTCGGTGCTAAGGCTCCTTGTACCCACAAGATGAGCTTGCCTCCTTCAGGAACAGAAACAGTGTTGAAATTAGTGCGTTGGAGAGTCGCATCAATTTCGGGACCAGCCAGCAATTTAGTTTTGCCGTTCTTGTCCACTGCTACGGTAGTTGCAATACGCATATCCTTAATGATTAAGCGGTGATCAGCACTTCAGCTTGCGTAGTGTCCGCAGCAGCAGCACCAAACATGATGTCGTAAGACGCCATGTGCGAGCGCGTTGCGCGGGAATACCAGACCGAGAGCAAGCAGGACAGACCGTTGTTGGTGGTAACCGTGCGCTGTTCGATAAACTCACCGGCAACCATTCCAACCGGAAGACCGGCTGCGATGGCGATAGCGTCAGGACCGCAGACAAAGCCAGCGGTGTTGGTCTCAGCATCAGTCCAGCGGTTGTTTTCGGCGATGACATCGAATCCAAAACGACCGTTCGCAAGCGAAGACAGACGGCCATCAGGGAAGGTGTTAGAGGCCGACGAGAACAACAAGCGAGCGATGTGTCCACCGTCCAGAACGAGGTTCTTGGAACGATAGTTCTTGGCAGCAGCGAGAATTGCGGGGAGGTCGCTGGTGTCGAAGCTGGAAGCGGCTCCAATCGTAACGGCTGTACCGTAGTTAGCAGCAGTCATCACGGCGGTAATCTTGTCGCTAATACCATAAGCGAACAGGTCAGCAGAACCGGCAGCAAGATCAGCCAGAGCGTAACCCTGATTTAGTTCTTCTTGAGTGACGGTGAAGTTCTTGCTGATTTGGTTAACGGTCACCGAAGTGGCAGCGAGCGTCGAATCGTTGTTGCTCTCCCAGTTGGTCGGATTGACCTGAGCGGCAGTGCCGGTCGTGAACTTCTTCACGCGAACGGTGGCTTTCGGACGGAGGTTGTCCAGACCCACGTTGCGGCTGAAAGCGTCAACCATCGCCAACTTGGTAGCGGCAACGGTGATGATCGCGTCAGCGAGGTAATCCACGACAAGCGTCGAGGTAAAGGAGTTCGCGTTCTGCGGAGCGAAGATGCTCTGCTGACGGAGAAGCTCGCTGTGGTTCTCGACCAAGAAACGACGACGCTCCGCACCAGCGCGGAGAGACTTGTGCTTCTCCAGCAGCGGGTTTCCGAGATTCTCAATAACGGGACGCACCGGCTCGGGAGCAGGAGCAGCGGCGGGAGACTTCATGGAAGACTCAAGAGCGGAGAGCTTAGCCATGATGGACGCGAGATCAACGGAAGCGGCAGGAGCAGCCGCAGCCGTCACAGTAGTGCTATCGGACATATCTTTTGTGTCGGGTTGTTGTGTTGGTTGCGGCAAAGAAACTTTGCCATTTTCGCTGATAGCGTTATTGCCATCCGCAGAAACTTTGTCGTCTGGAGAATTATCTTCCTCCAGTTCCTCACGCTCCAGTTGAGCGTAGAGAGCGCGAAACCAATCGCGTCCAGCAGCACCACCCCAGAGGTTGGCAGCTACATCAGCGGGAGTGTTAGGTTCAGCCTCAAGAAAGCGTTCATTGCGACCCCACCAAGCGTTTGCTTTCTCAACTTTATCTTCGGTGGGGATTTCTCCAGCAACGAGCGACTCAGCCTCCAGAACGGTCTGCTTCTCAAGACCTTCACCGGCAAGACCTTCAGCGTATTGCTCAAGACCTCGACGGAGGTTGTTCTTGACCGTCTCGGGAGCGGTCTTGGTAACAGCGCGGGGATGCCACTTAGCAGCCATCGCAAGCTGTTTGATCGGCTTGTCCACTAGACCAAACTGAATCGCTTCAGCGGTGGTGAACCAAGTCTCCGCCTTCATCGCAGCGCGGATGGACTCTGGTGATTTGCCGGTCTTCTTAGCGTACACTCCAACCAACACTTCAGCGTGTTGATCCAGAGCATCAGCCATTTTCCGCATATCCTCCGAAGTACCAGAAGCCATTCCAGAAGGATCGTGGATCATCATTAGAGCGGCATCAGCCATCTCTACGCGATCTCCAGCAAGAGCAATGATCGAAGCAATAGAAGCCGCAATGCCAACGACCCGAGTGGTCACCGGAGCTTTGCGACCGCGCAACTGGTTGTAGATGCTCAGACCGTCCCAAACATTGCCACCGGGAGAGTTGATCTCCACCAAGAGCGGACCATTGCCAACTTCAGCTAGAACGTCAGAGAATTGCTTGCCAGATAGACCGTTACCGCCAAACCAATCTTCGCCAATCTGGTCAAAGATTTGAATGGTCGCAGTCTCGCCAGCGGAAGCCGCAGGAGCGTAATAAAGCCAATCTGATTTCTTGGTGAAGCTCATTCTGTTTTCTTGGCTCGCGGCTTACGTTGCTTTTTGACTGAAGCAGTCACTTCGGTTTGTTCTACAACAAGCGGTTGCGATCCACCTTCTGACGGAGCAACTGGAGACGGATCGTTAGACTGAACGTCTTGTGTGTCAATAGCAGTTGCAGCACTAGCCGCAGGACGTTCTTTCTGAATCACAGAAATCTCAGATACATCAACTCCGTATTTGTCAGCGAGTTGACGCACAAACAAAGCTTGTTGTGCTTTTGCTTCTAAAGCAGAACGCCAATCAAGTCCACGCGCACCGTAGACTTCATCGTAAGTCAGAATGCCAGCTTCCAACTCAGCCAACTGAGCAGCGGAATTACGGCCAACATCAACATTTGGGGAGCGGGGAGCGGTAATCGCTACTTCGTACCAGTCGGACGGAGCATTGTTGAGCGTTGGGTCAGTCTTGATAGCGTACTCCATGACATATTCATAAATACGCCGAGCCGCTGACGACATCACTTGATGCCGAGACTTAAACCACACAGCAGACATATCTAGCGCACCGCGATAGACAGTTCCCTGCATGGACTCGGGATAAACAAGAACGTAAGGAATGCCAACACCAGCACAGACCTTTTCGGTCAGTTGACGCCAGTATTCACGCATGTTTACACCGGGACGCTCAGTCGCAAACTGCTCAAACGAATCACCGTTCTTCAGTACTTTAACAGACGAACCAAAGACCTGCTCGTAATAGTTCTCCGCAGTGTTCTGAGTGGTTTGCGAGATTCCACCGGATCGAAGGCTGGAAGCTTGAACCTCACCGGAGACGGTTTTGACGATCTGAGCGACGGAAGCACCTAACTTACAAGCTTCCATCTCCAGCTTCTGCAAGTCGTCGAGATCGTGAAGATCATTGATAACCGCACTGACAAACGGGAGACCCCTAAGCTGACCGGGACGATTCGGCTCGTAAATGTGAACCACCGAGTCTGAACCAATTGAGCGAACGTCAGTCAGATTACCCTGAGTCTTCTCTGATCCAATAAAGTAGGCAACAGCGCGGCCAGTGCGCGGATCAAACCGGATACCGTCAAACACGGTTAAATCGGACTCCATACCGACAGGAGCCGCAATCGACTGAGCTTCGATAAGCTGCAATCTTGGCTTTCCGCTCTCACCTTTGGTAAGAAGGATAAAGCTTTCACCGTCGAAGAACCAACCGCGAGCCGCTTGGCTCATCAGCGTTGCAAACGACTGACGCGAACCAATATCGGGATAACGGCTCCAAACATCAAACCACTTTTTGGCTTTGAGATTCCAAGCAGGATCGCTGGAAGCCGGTTGAACCGAGAAGCTAGAGCCAACGGTGTAGCTCTCAAACAAGTCGCCCAATCTATTCAGAACAGCGTTGTTCTGCTCAAAGAAACGGGATTTACGGACAATCGCTTGTCGGGTTGAACTCGTTACATCAAAGCGAGCCGAAGTGTAGGACGTATCAAGATACGAACGACGCAACGACTGACCGGCTCCCTCGTACTTATTAACTGGAGCTGGAAACAACTTATTCGCAATGGTTTGAAGGATTCCCATTAGCTCATCCGAGTTGTGGCTTCACGACGGAATTGCGTGAAATCACCGTAATACCGAGTGACTGCAACCAGAATGGTTCCAAGCATCTTGTTGTAGATCTGGAGGTCTGATGGATTAGCGATGCCGTCTCCAGCCAACAGGGTCACGGCAAGATCGTAGTCTGACAGCAGTGATTCCCACATTTCCAGCATCTCTCCAGCGGAAGCGGAACCCTTACCGGGTTCAGCGAACTCAACGGAAACGTCAGAACTAGAAGTTGAGCGGACAACTTGACCAGACTCTATAGCGTTTGCGGCAACCGTAAGCTTTGCAGTCAAAGCCTCAAGCAATGTCAAAGCGGCTTTGCTTGCGTAGGTAGTACGCAAATAACTCCGCTTAGTTGCTACGGTGTAGGTCAACACTTGTGCGGACTATTCACAGACCAACTGTGAAGTCAACTACTAGAATTTTCAGAACTAGTAGATGCGAGATCGTTCCACAACATCACCATCGCCAATTGCATCAATTCACAGTCATGCAAATGATCGGGCCAACGGGTATTCCGCTTAAACCACAGATGTTTGATTCTTCCCGCTCTGTTAGCCGTTGGCTTTAAAACGTGAGAATCTAAGTGCTTCCAGTATGTATCGGAATCGCTTGCAAATGCTCCCTCAGCCTCTAGTGGTGCGGGTAGACTGCAAACGGTCCATTGATGATTCTCGGACCCTTTACGAAGCCGCTGAAGCACTTCCCGCATATGCTCAGTGTCAAATACCAGAAGAGGCTGGACCGCATCAGTCCGCATTGACGTTGAAGTCGTAATTCCAAATGGATGAATTGCGCCAGTCTTGGAGGTGAATCGCGCTCCAGTCTCCCGTCCTTTCATCGGCATCCAACCAATCAACATTGGCTTTCTCAGCCCTCCTTCTGGTGGATACCGGAGACCGCAGGGATATGTGATTGGATTAACGCTGCTTTGTGAGAACTCAGCACAAGCATCATAAACGGCTTGTGTGTTGAAACCGGAGTCAATCCCAACGTCCATCTCGTGTACGTTGTATTGAAGTTGAACCCGTCGAAGTGCAGCAAAGTCGTCAGCGTGACCGGCGGCAACAAGACGCGAATTCCCTTTGCTCCACTCTCGACAAACCCACCAGACAAACGGAGCAGCGGCTTGTACGTCAGCCGTTAGGTAGCGTCTGGCTTCGGGGAGTCCAGCATCAGACACAATCTCAACTCGCTCTTGTTGGGACTCTTGGTTTTCCCACGGTTCCGCCAACATTCCGTTGATGAAACCCTGCAACCCCATCATTGAAGCTTTGGCTTCCAAGAATGAGACGGCTAGATGTCCCCAAGTGCATTTCCGATCCGGTGAGTAGAGGCTTGATAAATGATAAGAACGAACGCTTGGAAGGCTCGCTTGATTCTCTGGAATCCATTTCCCGTGTCTCAACGCTGCGACTTTGTGGGAATCCGAAATCTTACCCTGACAAAGCTGACAAACGTAGTGCGCTGACGACCGGATACGCTGCCAGTCTGGCTTCCCATCTTCGGTCTTAGCATTGTCCCAAGTGACCTGCTTCCACTCCAGCTTGATGTATTCCGCGCAATGCGGACACGGGATGTAATACCGTCGCTGGTCCCCTCTAAGATAACGCTGCCAGATTCTCCCTTCTGAAGTTGTCGGAGTGCTGGTGAAGAACGCTTTGGAGCTTGAGAATGCTTTGAGCCGCTGTTCTGCGAGGTCCAGTGCATCAGCTTCTTTCGCTGTTGCTTCAGCGAATTTGTCCACTTCATCTGCGACCAAGATTCGCACCGGACGGGACGCTAGATTTGCCGGTGAGTTAGACCCAACAAAGGTCAAAGTGCAGCGGTCAAATTGCTGCTCCAGATTGGTCATCTGGTCTGCGTCCGAAGGAAACCGAGCAACCAATGCGGGACAGTCTTCCAGCAGAGGCATCCAGCGCGATTTGCTGAACGAGCGAGCAAGATTTTCACTCGGCATCAACCACAGCGCGGGACTCGGTTCTGTGTCGATAGCCCAAGCTAATCCAGCCATTAACGTCGTTGTCTTGGAGGTTTGAGATCCCCAACACAACGTCACCTCAGATACTGACGGATCTTTCCAGCACTCTAACGGCTCGCGGCAATATGGTCTCACTGCCGTTGAGAATGGGCCGGGATGCTCAGTTTGCCGTTGTGTCAACGTGAGGTTTGACTCGCTCCACTCCACCACAGTCTGCCGTGGAGACGGACGGTAGATCTGACGACGGAACTCTAAGATTTCGCGCTGTAAATCAAGCATCAGAACAACTCCGTATTCAATTCTTCGATCCGGTGCTTTCGAGCCTCACTCATGTTGAGAAACGCCATTCGCTCGTTGACTCCATCCATCAGCTTGTCCCGCAACTGCACGTTGCAACCCCACGTTGCGTTCTCATTGAAAATTTCAACCATCAACACCAGACCGTCAGGCTCCAAGTGCAGGATTCCCCAGAACGGCAACTTAGTATGCTTCGTAATCTCAAGCGCGGCTTGAAGCTTACCCCATGAAATCATCCATTGGTTGCCGAAAGTTGATTCCAGTTTCGCCAGTCCGTAA